TGGGCTGAAAGAAAAGGACATTACTTTATATTTGTCACTCAAAGTTGCAGATATACTCAAAAATGATTATCAGAATGTCGATGTGCTGTTGACCCGCACCGGCGATGAAACAGAAAGCCTTGCGCAAATAGTGCAAAAAAGCAATGGCTGGAAGGCGGATTTCTTTGTTAGTATTCATGTTAACGCTGGAGGCGGCACAGGGTTTGAGAGTTTTGTCTTACCAGGTGCCTATGCTTCTACTCGCACCAAACAGGCAATTATCCATGACACAATAATGGCATACTTGAAGCAATACGGGAAACGCGACCGAGGCAAGAAAACTGCGAATTTCTATGTTCTCAAAAACACAGATGCAAGTGCTGTCTTAATTGAATGTTTGTTCATCGACAATAAAAACGACGCTGTACTGCTGCAACAAAACGCTTTCTTAAATGGGCTTGCAGACGCTATCGCTAGGGGTATAGCAAAGGCGATGGGGTTAAAAGCAAAGCCGAAACCGGCTCCTGCTCCTGTAGTACAACTTCCCAAAATCGCAAAACAGATTGCAGTCAGGGTGAATGGCAAGCCGGTTTCTGCAGTAGGGTATCTGATAAACAATACAACCTACCTGCAAGGGCTTTTCGTGGCAGGTCTATTTGGCGGCAAGGTAGAAGGGCATGGAGATTATGTTGACATAAAAACAAAATAGGAGGTCTTATTTATGATGTCTGATTTTCTTACCCTGGAAAGCCTAGGTAGCTTTACGGTGATGGTGCTTGTGGTTACGCTGGTGGTGCAGTTTACTAAGAGCATGGTAAAGAAGAAGTTTTCCGATTATGCAGTTAGGTGGGAAGCATTTATTGTTGCGCTGATTTTGGTATTTGCATGGAATGGATATATAGGGTTCTTTAGTGGGAACGCTAATGAGATGCTTCTTAAAGTATTGCTCTGTATATTTAATGCTATGTTGGTTACACTGGCCGCCTTCGGTGGCTATGAAATTATTGCTGATCCGAAGGCAGAAAAGAAATTGCCTTATTAAAAGGTGTGCCCAAAAGTGCCCAATTTTGGCTCAAGTGGTTCCGAACATAGAGGCCGTTCTCTTATATGGCACACTGCTAAAAGCTAAGCCCCGCAAGGGTTTGCGGGGCTTTTAACATTAAATGGTTGTCTTGTTGTTTTTAGAAAAGTGCCCATAAAGAGAATTTATATAAATATTTTTACATTTGACGGTTGACAATCGTCATTATGTGGATTTATAATATAACCAACGAATCTGCGTATTGACGAAATAACGAAAGGGGGACTACTAAATGTGCAATAAACATATTACCCTGCGAGATTTACGCGAAAGAACAGGCAGATCGCAGATTGATATTGCTGAGGATTTATGTATAAATCATTCAACCCTTTCAGGATATGAACGGGGTATTAGAACTCCTTCCCCGGAGATGCTGGCTAAGATGGCTGAGATATACGGAGTTGATTATGGTACCGTTTTTGAGGCTTACATGGGAACCAAGAAGGAAGCTGAAACCGAAAATGGTTAGGTTGCCGGACAAGATCGTTGATGTAGAAGATTTACCGTATAAATAGGGATATGTTTTTGGCATGGCTTAAAGGTGATCCGGAAAAAGTAAAACTCATTCGTTAGGGAGGGGTGAAATATGGACTGGGGATTGTTGGTTTGCGGGGTAATTGCATTATGGATCTTTGCGCTGTCTTTATGGGTAGTAAGTGTAGAAATGGATGAATAAAAGCAGGGAAGTTGGGAAGAAAAAGAGTGTTGGTTGCTATACTCTAGTGGAGCTTTTAAGGATGTTCCAAGGAGCGTTTATGAGAAAGGAGGGGTGTAATTGGCCGTAAGGAAGTTGGATATTGAGAAATGCAAGGATGAAAACTTTCAAGTTTATGATTGGAGTATGTATGAGCCTATGACGATTGGTCCAGAGTTATATGAATCTCTTAAGCCGGAAAACCTGTCGTTTGCGCAGGAGATGTGCGACAGGTTTGCAACCGGCTTGAGAGAGGAAGATGAAAGAGAAAGGAGGAAAATATGAACTTGAATTAATAAGAAGAAATGAAGGGAGGGGTGAGGATGAAAGGTTATAAAGGCTTCGATAAAGACCTGAAGTGCAGGGGATTTCAATACGAAGTCGGCGGCGAGTACGAAGAGCCCGAAGTAAAAATTTGCGAAAAGGGATTTCATTTTTGTGAAAATCCAATGGATGTACTTAAATATTACTCTCCAAGTAATTCTCGATACGCAGAAGTTGAAGGTGACGGAAAAATAGAGACGCATGAGGGTGACAAAATCTGTTGTTCTAAGCTGTGTATTAAAACCGAGATTGGGCTAAGCGGTCTGATCCAGGCCGGAGTAGATTTCATTCTTGATAAAGTGGACTGGAAAAACGCAGCAGCGACCAGCACAGGAACCAGCAGCGCGGCGACCAACACAGGAACCTGCAGCGCAGCGACCAACACAGGAGCCTACAGCGCGGCGACCAACACAGGAGACTACAGCGCGGCGACCAACACAGGAACCTGCAGCGCAGCGACCAACACAGGAGACTGTAGCGTAGCGACCAATACAGGAACCAGCAGCGTAGCGACCAACACAGGAGCCTACAGCGCAGCGACCAACACAGAATACTGCAGCGCGGCGACCAACACAGGAGACTGCAGCGCAGCGACCAACACAGGAACCAACAGCGCAGCGACCAACACAGGATACTGCAGCGCAGCGACCAACACAGGATACGGCAGCACAGCGACCAACACAGGAGCCTTCAGCGCGGCGACCAACACAGGAACCTGCAGCGTAGCGACCAACACAGGATATGGCAGCGCGGCGACCAACACAGGAGCCTGCAGCGTAGCGACCAACACAGGAACCGACAGCACGGCGACCAACACAGGAGACTGCAGCGCGGCGACCAACACAGGAGCCTGCAGCGTAGCGACCAACACAGGAGACTGCAGCGCAGCAACCAACACAGGAGCCTACAGCGCGGCGACTGTCGAAGGCCGGGAATCAGTAGCCATTTCTCTTGGTATCGAAGGCAAAGCAAAGGGTGCTCTGGGTTGCTGGCTTGTCCTGGCTGAATGGGAGCGATTAGAAGATGGTTGGCATCGGACAGACGTAAAATGCGGATTGGTGGATGGTGTCGCACTTAAGCCGAATACCTACTACACACTGCAAAAAGGGAAGTTTGTTGAGGTTGAAGCCGAATGGTGGTGAAAAAATACATGCAGGAAAAAGAAACGCATCAAAGTTAAAGGAGGTGCTCGAATTGGGGTGGTTCCCGGAATATGAAACACCAGCCGGAAGGTTGAAACTGCAGGAAAAAATCAAAAAAGAAGTGGAAAGCTGGAATCAGTACTGCGAAGAACGATTTGAGCTTCAGGCATTGATTGACGGAGACGGAGATGTAAAAGAAAGGGTGAGGGAAAATGGATAGCCTAATACCAGCACCAAAACATGACTACTGTAACGGGATATGTGAGGGGTGCACGCTGTACCCTAACTGCCCGGATGAGGTTGATGAAAAATCTCTTGAAGATGATCGCTAAGATGATCGCTATAACCTTATTCCGGTAAAAGAAAAGGATAAAAGAAAAGGAGGCGGAGTGCTGTAATGGGTAAAGTAGTTGCTGTAATGACAAAAAGAGAATTGAGCACATTTAACCTCGCTAGCGGATCAAGGGTAATGGCGGAGCAAATAACCGAGATAATGAACGACCCTATATTAATTGGTGCATGTGTAAGAGCGGTTATTGATTTACACCAAGAAGTTGTTAATGAAATATTTGAAGCACATAGTTTGCTAAAAGATAAGCAGTATTCCATAAACACAGCTACTGGAGAAATTGAACTTCTTGAAGAAAACAAACCTATCGAAAACAGTGAATTTAACGAAGACATTGAAAATGAAGACATTGAAAATCTTGTTAACTGCTTAAACAACCTTTTTGAAAAGCTTTCTAGGGGGTGACGCTGTGGCAAAAAAGAAGCTCAGGACAGACCCCTGGAATACCTGCGATTACCAACAAGAATGTCCTTATGAATGCGAAGGAGTTTGTAAGGGATATGATAGCACGATTATTCCCCCTAGCAAAGAGGATCTTGCAAGGAGGCTGTTAGCATTAAAAAAGCAAAAAGAGCAATTAGAAGAGCAGATCAAGCAAGTCAATTCGGATATATCAATGGTAGAGGATATGATTATTCAGGACATGATAACAGAAGAAGTGGACAGGTTTAACGCACATGATGTGTTCTTCTACTGGCGATATGATCTACATGCTAATGTCAATCAGGCCAACAAGCCTGCAGTAATAAGATGGCTAAAGCTAAACGGTTATGACGAATTGGTTATCATTGACATTGATAAAAGGGGGTTTGAGAAAGCGGTAGAAAAAATACTTGATGTTAGTGAGACTATTCCTGCAGAGTTAGATGAATTGGTAAATGTGTATAAGAAACCTATTATCCGCACTCGAAGAAGTGCGAAAAACACAAAGAAAGGAGATTGAGAAAATGGCGAAAGAAATTAAGGAAACTGCGTTGGCAGTAGTTGAGTTTACGCCTGCTGTGATGGATGAAGAGTTCGGTGCTATTATGAAAGAGGAAATGGACGGACTATCTGCTAAATTTGCCCGCATCAAAATTCCGTCCGGCGGTGGTTTGACATTTGAGGTTCCGGGGGATGACCCAGATAATCCTGAAGTTGTCAAAGAGTTTAAAGGAGTGGTTGTGGATCACCATCCATGCAATGCTTTATGGCTAGAGGCTTATGCTTCGGGAGGAGATAGCCCTCCCGATTGCAGCTCCCTTGACGGGAAGGTGGGCTATACAAAAGAAGGGGAGAAGCGTGTCTGCGCAACTTGCTCGTATAATCAGTGGGGAAGTGATCCCACTGGAAGTGGCGGCAAGTGGTGTAAAAATATGCGGCGTATGTATATGCTGCAAGAAAATGCTTTTTTCCCTATGTTATTGACTGTGCCTCCGACATCTCTAAAAAATGTGGCTGACTATGTGCTAAGAGTTCTTTCTCGAAAATTACGCTTATGTGATGTTATTACTACGGCATCTTTAAGGAAGGCAACCAACAGCACAGGAATAACATATAGCCAGGTGTTTTTCAAACTGGCTGGCGTATTATCGCCAGAAACTAGGAAATATATGCAACAGTATTCTGCTGACATTAAGCCTATTACTCGGCAGCTTGCTATTGGTGTTGAGGATTATTATGTCGCAGAAACCGAAGATACTGACGGCATCGAAGTCTCGGAAGAGGCACCTTCTGCCCCTCGATATAAGCCAGCAAATGAAGCCCCTTTTGATATTCCAGGGCATGTGAAGAAAAGTGCTGCTACAAATACCGGCAAAGAAGATGATCCCTATTTCGGGTCTAATCCCCCATTTTAATATGTTTATCTCATGTCTGGACCTTGGGTCCAGACATGAGATATTTTTATACTCTTAAACATTAAGAAAGGAGGGGTTTAATGGCTATGGCTGGAGATTTTTCTGTTCCTTTAACGCTCAGTTCGTTGTGTGAAGGTAAATTGGAAGAAGAATTTCAGAGCTGTTGAAGCAGAGATCGAAAAACTGAAAAATGAATTGCCACATTATTTGATTGTAAATAGATAAGGGAGTGGTTTAAGGCCATCCCCTCTTATAAAGGAGGGATGCAGCGATGCCCCCTCTCGAAGCACCGCTTATTGAAATGGTAATTCCGGTTAAGCCTATTACGGCAGACTGGAAAATGCAGCGCAAGCGCAAAAAGAAAAAAACAAAGAAAGATATGAAGCCCGAAGCCTGCGAACAATATAGAAACGCTATCCGAAAATATGCAGCAAAACACACACCAATTTCCCTTCCATTAACAGAATTAATCGAAGTTGAATATACCATCTTCGTTACTGGTAATCAGTACGGAAAGGTAGGAGACCATGACAACTACTCAAAGCCTCTAGGAGATGCCCTTCAGGGTATCTTGTGGATGGACGATAACCAAATAAAACGAGGAACAACGGAAGTAATCAAGGTAGAGCACAAAGAAGAACAACGCATTGAGATTCGGGTTTGGCCTTATTATCCAGGGGGGCGGTTTGTGAAAGCCTTGCAGTATTTACAGCAGGTTGTAGGTTCAATCTTTACGCGGGAGAAGGAGACTGCCTAATGGGTATTGCAGAGATTACGATTGTTATTCCGGGAAGGCCGGTTCCAAAAAAGAATAGCCCTGTTATTGTGCGAGGCAGATCGGTTGTTCTGCCATCAAAGTCATACCAAAAATATGAGAAACGCTGTTTGCGCCTTCTGCGAAGCCAAAAGGTTCGGTTTGCCGGATTGGTTCATATTTGCGCTTTATACTATCTTCCTGATCGCCGGTGGTGGCCGGATCTTGTAGGTCTGGAGCAAGCTACTGGTGATATTCTGGAAAAAGCGAAGATCATAAAGAATGACAAATACATTGTATCCTGGGACGGTTCCCGTATTGTAGGATTAAATAAGAAAAATCCTAGAGCAGAGATCACTATTCGTGAAATTGTAGATTCAGAACAGCGGAAATTATTTGGATTGGAGGCGGAGAATGAAGCCGATTAGAGAGCCTAAACAATATATTGCCTGGGAGAATATTGATCTTGAGTGGGGATGGTCACTGTCAGAGATAGATAGGATTATAGAAATGTGGAATCGAGGAATGACGGTTGAGGAAATTACTGAAAAACTGAAAAGGCCGTTTATCGAAACTTGGTTGTTGGTTGCTAACTTGATATGGAGCAACATTATTACGCCAAAGGCAAAGATCTTTTGCCTGCCGTATAGTCAGCGGCCAAGGAACAGAATTAATTTATTCCATGAAGGAGGATTATAAATGAAGGCCACGGGTTTTGTAAGGAATATTGACCAATTGGGGAGGATCGTACTCCCTAAAGAACTGCGAAAAGTCTTAGGGATTGAAACCGGGACACCTATGGGCATATTCGTAGAGGGGGATTCAATCATTCTTCGTAAACATGAGCCAGGGTGCATATTTTGCGGGAATGTAGATGATGACGGTATGAAAATGGTACATGGAAAGTTAGTATGCCCAAAGTGTCGTCATTTAATTGCTGATGCGTAAATCACTAATACTTTTTATGATTATTGTTTTTGCGCTGGTCGGTGCTCCTAGTAAAATTGCACCGGATAAGCAGGTGTACCGGCCAGTGCCGGTTTCTGCACTAATAGATAAACCGATAACCCACAGAGAAGCAAGCAGAAAAGAAGATGTTCCAAAATATAGAGAACTGCTCATGGAAGCTACAGCTTATTCTTATACCGGCTTCCGCACTTTTACCGGAACATGGCCAAAACGAGGAACGATTGCAGTTGATCCAAAGGTGATCCCTTTAGGCAGCAAGATGTGGGTCGAAGGCTATGGCTATGGGAAAGCGGAAGATACAGGCGGCGCAATAAAAGGAAACATCATTGATGTGTTCATGGAAAGTGAAAAAGAATGTTGGGAATGGGGAAGAAGAAAAGTAAAGGTGAGAATATATGAATGAGACAATTTTTATCGCATTTAATGCTTTATTCTATCCGTGATGTCGTGTTCTTTGGCCCACTCCAGTTTGCCGGTGCCGGAGTTAGCTTGCATTATCCGGCATCCGGATGCATCTGTTTTGCTAACTGCCTGTATCTTTTCTTGACTTCTTCTGGACCACTCGGTATCTGTTTGAAGCCTAAAATTTGCATGAAGCTCGGTACCTCAACCGCTGCTGGCGGCAGGTATTTCATCCCGGCAACCTAGGTGCTCAAATCATAAATTCCTCTCTCTGGCTTTACGTAATTTATCAGCCCATTCTATGGGATGTCCCTGTAAGGTACACTGAAAAGCAAATCCTAAATCAATACCACTAAAAGGGCAATCTCGACA